CGCAGCCGCGCGGTCAGCCGCGACCTTTTCCGCCGCCTTCGCCAGGATCGTTTCCAGGTCCAGGTCTTCCATCGTGTCTTGTGTTCCTTGGTCTGTGGGTGTGCTCAGGCCGAATGCCTTCGCGATCCGAAACGCCGCTTTCGGGTTGACTGGGTAGGCGGCAATGGTCGATTCGATCAGTGGCTCGATTTTGAGGTACCGCTTGCCGCCACCAGGCAAGTTTTCCCATTCAGTGAAGTTGCCGATGAAGCTCATGCCCGAGACGTTGCCCTTGCGGATGGCGCTTCGGCCGGGGCCTTCGTTGGCAACTCCGCGCACCCACACGCCTGAGCCACTTTCGGGCAGGCGGGTGAAGTCAGCGGCATCGGAGGGGTGCTCGGCGGTCTTGAGGACCTTACCGTCGCGCAGGATGGCCGCCTTTTGCAGGTGGCCGATAGGGAGGGCCTTGTCGTTGTGCTCGATGCTGACCGGCGCACTGCGCGCGAAGTAGTCGTCGAGGCTGCCTACGAACGACTCCGGCTCGGTGATGTCGCGCTCCAGGTCGCGGTGCGGGGTGGACATCCAGCCCTCGAAGTAGACGCTCTCATCGTCGCCTTCTTCGGACCACGCCTTGACGATCTGGCCCTGCTTGGCGAGGGGGTTGAACGCCTTCGTGACGCGGTGAGTGTGGCCGGCGCCGCCGCCGCCTTCCGTCGCGTCTTCTATCGCGTTCGGTAGCTCTGCGTGGTTGTGCCGGACGCCCAGCTCGTGCATGAGGCTGTGCGCCTCATCGGGGAGCAGGTGGGTCAGGCCGCGATCAGATGCGAACTGGACGAGGCGGCGCTTCTCGGGGGTGTCGCCCTCCATGCTCTCGTGGTGCCACGCCTCGGAGAAGAGGGCCGAGAGGTCGTCGTTCTTGGCCTTCTTGACCTTCGTCTTGTCGAGCAGCCACTTCTTGGCGGTGTCGGGGAGCTTGCTGGTCAGGCCGTTCGCGTGGGCGTAGGCGATCACCCGCTTGCGAATCTCGTCGGGGTTGGCAGCGTGGCCGGCGAGGTCCCAGGCAGCCGCGACGTGCTCAGGATCGAGCGGGTAGCTGCCGTGCGGGCCGGCGTGGGGGTCCTTTGCCCGCTGTTCGGCGGAAATGCTCATCAGTCGTTCCTTACGCCAGCGTTGCGGGCGGTTTGGGTGAGGCCGCGCGGCTTCTGGCCGGCGGGGTTCTTGCCTCCGCGAGCGTCGCGACCGATCTGCCGGGAGGGTTTGGGGTACATGACCTTGGGCGCGGTCGATCCCGAGCCGTCCGGCGTAGTCAGGCTGTCGGGCAGGCGGGGCGCGCGGATGATTGGCGGAGAGATCGGGGCCTTCTTGCTGCTGCCGCTGCCGTCTGCGCTACCGTCGTCCTCGCCCTCTGCGGCTTCGTCCTCTGCCTCGACGACCCCCTGGAGCGCCGCAAGCTGGATCGCGGCGAACTGCTGGACCATGCTGAGCGGGATCGCGCCGGTCTGCGTGAAGATCAGCGGTTCCTCGCCACCGGGGACGGAGGGGTCGCCTCGGCGGTTCCGCACGGCGTTGGGGGAGGCGAGGCCGTTCTTGACGTACGCCTCGTCGATCTGTGCCTGGATCAGCTCGTCGCGGCTGTCGATCTCGTCGTAGGAGAACTCGATGTCGTCCCAGCCGAGGGTGTCGTAGATGAACCGCTTGGTCAGCGTGGCCGTCCAGGCGTTCAGCAGTGGCTCGACTGCCCGCTTCTTGAACGTGAAGCTGAGGTTGTAGCCGTTGCTCTTGTTGATGTCCTGGCTCTCGCCCAGCTCGTTCATGGTCACGCCCATGACGGCCATCTGGTAGCCCCGGACTTGGTTGAGCAGGTCCTTGGCTTCCAGCTCTTTGAGGGCGTAGCCGAAGGGGTACCACTTGCTGCCGCCGCGCGAGCCGGTGATTACGATGCGGTGGTTCTTGCGCGCCTGGGAGTTCCAGCTCGCAATCGCCGCCTGCTGCTCCTCGGGCGTGATGTCGCCGGCATCGAAGACGCCGAAGGGCACGTTGGAGTCGGTGAAGCGGGCGCCGATGAAGGCGAGCATCATGTTCTCAATCACGGCGGCGGGGAAGAGCTGGGCGATCCGGCTGGAGGGGTAGCGGGAGTTCGTCTGCGGGTTGCGCCGGATGAGGATGATCTCTTCGGGCTGCCAGGCGTGCACGCCGTCTTTGCCGTGGATCGGGAAGCCCGACGCGTCGAGCATGTCGTAGCCCAAGATCGTGCCGTGTTCGTCGAAGTCGATGTACAGGCGGGCGGCGTCCAGCGGCCAGAGGTTGGCGGGCATGCCGTCTGCATCCGGCTCGATCTCGATGGCACCCCAGCCCATCGTGGTCACGTCCCGCAGAATCGACTCGGTGAACTCGATCCATGTGTCGCCGGGGTTGGGACTGGTCATGAACGACCGCAGGAAGGCAGCGCGAGCAGGGTTGATCGGCTTGGCGGGGTCAACCGAGCGGAGCTTGAGGGGGACGCCGACCGAGAAGTCGAGGATCGCGTTCATGCCGGCGGCCGGGGTGGGCGTCTTCTGCACGACCTCGCGCATGCGCTCGGGGGAGATCAGGCCCATCACGTCGCCCTGGAGCGGACGCGGCTGGCCGTACTCGGGCGGGGCGTTTAGTACGTAGCTGGTGATACTGCCCCGGCTTGCTTTACGCACCTGCTCGCGTTCCGGGCGGGGGCCGGCGCCGGAGCGCAGGGCACGAGTCAGCAGCGTCGCCATAGGGTATCCTTACAAATCAGGAGGTGGGACATGCGCGTCGGGCGTATGGTGTACTGGTTCGCCACGGGGGCTTGCTTTGGGCTGGGGTTGGATGCATACGCGCTGGGCATCTTCTTCTTAGTCGGTGTGATGCTCGTGCTGGTCGGGGTGTTTGTGCAGCGGGGGCGCGAAGCCGTCGCCGTCGTCTTGGGGTTGGGTGTCGGGTCGGCGGCCCTCTTGGCCCTCTTGACCAAGACCGACTTTCAAGGGGGGCCACCCGTTGCGCCGGTCGTCTACGGGTGCCTCAGCATCTCCATCCTCAGCACCTTGGTCGGCTTGGTGGCCCTGGCCGCAGTGTTTCGTGGACGACCGACAGCGCCTAGATGACTCTCAGCCGTCCAGCAAAGTTTTGAACCGCCTCTAGTGGTCAGTCCACTTTGAAATTGCCAAGGCTCCTTTACAGCCCCATCTGCTTCCGACTCCTCAGAGACCGCGCGGTGTGCTATGTTGGGCGTAGCGACAGGTCAGCGGATACCACAGGGACGGTCCAAGGAAAGAGAGGCAGACCGTGCGCTATTTTGACCGCTTGCCGCCGCTCTTGCAGGTGGCATTCATCGTGGGGCTGCTGCTCTTACTCACGACAGCCGTAGTCGGCTTCTTTGCGCCCGTTCTGTGGGTCCTTGCGCTCGTTGCGAGCCAATCGTCTGCTTCCCCTCCCTGGTATATTGACCCCGTTCGCCTGTACGTCATACCAGCGAATCTCGGCATGCTCGGCGGGGCCTGTCAGTTTGCTGTGACCACGTACAGCCGGCGCTTTCGCCGGCCAGACCGGAGACCGTTCCCGCTGGATTCGTGGCAGAGCCAAGTGCGGGTCATCGCCCTGTTGGCAGCCTTGCCGCTCGGCGCGATCGTGGTGGTGCTGGTCCTCCCTCTGGGCTTGGTCCTCCCTCTGGGCTGGCCCGCCGACTTCCTCCCTATAGGGATCACCCTGCTCGCGTTGGGCGCGCTGCTGGCGGCATGCGTGTGGTTGATCTCCGTCGCGGTGCAGCAAGCGGCAGACCAACGTAAACACCAGGGGACTTGATGACCTCGCGATGTCGTTGGCCTTCTGCTGTGCCAAGAGCTATTTGGACTGACTACTAGTCGTCGAAGGGGACGTTGTGGGCCTTCGCGTAGTCCTCGTCGAAGGCAGCGCGGAAGGGGTCGTAGGTGAGGCGGGCAGGGGCGTCGGGGTCGCGCTTGGGCCGGCGTATGTCGGCGAGGGGAGCTTCGACCACGCCCTCGGCAGTGCCGACTTGGCCGGCAGCCTGGAGGCGGGCCAGGTTGTGCAGGTCGTCGAAGGCTTCCACACCCGCGAAGCCGGCGAGCATGCGGGGGATGCAGGCGAGGTGGGCGGCGAGGGCCATCGCCATCACGATGTCGTCGTGGCCGCGCTTGGCCTCGGCGCGGAGCATGCCGGTCGCGCTGTACTCGTATTGGAAGTAGCGCAGCTCACGGATCACGTCGGGGTCGTAGGGGATCACCAGGCGGTGCTCGGCGAACATGCGCGCGAGTTCCTGGACGACCTCCATCTTGGCCGGGTTGGAGTTGAACTTGTAGCCTTCGGCGCCGATGTCGGCCAGCTCCTCGACAACTGACTCGCCGAGGGAGGTCGCGTCGATCAGCGTGCGGGCGTGGTTGTAGCGGGCGCGGTTGTCGCGGATGGCGGCCTTGATCGCGGTCCAGCCTCGGCGGCGGAAGCGCGTCATGGAGGCGAACACGACTTGGGCACTGTCGGTCGTGTCGAAGAGGGCGCTGACATAGTAGTCGTTGACGTTGGCGAGGTCGGCGCCCTGGACGTAGCGGTGGCTCTCGCGGGGCGCGAGCGGGAAGGGGGCGCTCTTGCTCTCGCTCTCGAAGCCGGGGTAGTGCTCCCAGGCCCACTGGAGCTGCGCGGGCGGGAAGACGGCCAGGTCGTCGTCCACGAACTCGGCCAGGTACTCGGTGCGCCACAGGAGCGAGTCCTCGCCGTACTGCTTGCGCACGCGGTCGAGGAATGCCTGGTCGGCGTGGGGGTTGGAGGTGGACGGGAAGTTGAACCAGGAGGAGGCGGGGCCGATGCCGGAAGACGCGGTAGTGGGTTCGGCGACCTCGACCTGGGCCTGCTCGAAGAGCTGCTTGAACGCGCCCTCGCCCCACGGGGTGGAGATGAGGATGAGGGCGGCGTCGGGGACCTTACCCGTGACCGTCATCATCGGCATAATCACGTCGGTGAGCGTCTTGTCCTTGAAGAAGGAAGCTTCGTCGCAGACGATCACGTGGGCGTTCTTGCCGCGAATGTACTGCGGGGAGTTGGCGCCACGGGCATGCAGCTCGCAGCCGTTCGCCAGCTTGATCTTGGGGAAGGGGTACTCGACGATCTTGCCCGAGACGAGGGGCTTGAGCGTCGTGCGGAAGTGGTGCGCAACCTCGTTGAAGATGATCCTCGATTGATCGAGCGTCGGGGCGATGATGTAGACCTTGCGGTTGGCGTGGGTCGCGAGGTACCAGGCGATGTACGCGCCCATGACCACCGATTTGCCCCATTGCCGGCCGCACGAGGCGACGGTGATGCGGCGGATGCCTCGGAGGATGGCTTCTTGCCCCTCGTGGGGGACGAAGGGGGTCCCGTCCGGCTTCTTGAGCACTTGCCGGCAGAACTCGACGGGATCGGTGGCGAGCAGGTCCGGGTCGAGCGCGGCGGGCTTAGCTGGGCGGCGGGGCATGCGTACCTATTTCACGAGGCCGTAGTAGCGCGCGAGGTCGTTGGGGCTGATCTCCTGGCGTGCATCGAGGACGGTTTCGAGGAGCTGGAGGTCGTCGGTCGCGATAGCGGCGAACATCGCGGCCAGGTCGGAGCAGTCGAGGGAGTGCAGCCGGCCGACGTAGAAGGGGCAGTGGATCAGCTTAAGGAGCTGGTCGAAGATGTCCACCCAGCCGTACCGGTTGCCCACCCGGTCGAGGGCCATGCTCAGCGCCAGCTCCAGGCGGTGCGGTTCGGCGACCTTGAGGGGGATGCGCTCTGCCCGGTCGCGGTCGTCCACGTGGAAGTAATTGACCCGGATGCCGGAGCTGGTCGCTTCGAGGATCGTGCCGTCGCCGAGGTCGATGGCGGCATGCACATAGTCGGCGGCCCGGTTGCCCCCCGATGTGGCCGCGACGATGATCCGGTCATACCACGCACCGGAGTTGTGGAACAGGAGGAGGTCGCCGCGTGCCATGTGGGGAGTCCTTGATCTAGGCGAAGTCTACTTCGGTGGTGACGCCTGTGTAGCTGGGGGTCGTGCCGGAGATGGCGTAGCGGATGCGGACCATCGGCTCGGTGACGGCGGGCTGGCTGAAACGGTACTGGCCGGAGGCGGTGATGGCGGCGCTCTGCGCGACGACAAACCAGTTCACACCGTCGAAGCTCGCTTCGAGGAAGACGGTCATGGAGGGGGTGGTGCCGGTCGGGGAGTTGGCGACGTTGACGCGCACCGAGACGAGGCCATGCTCGCCGTCGTTGACGAGTACGGCGCCGGTCGTGTTGGCCGTCAGCGTGGCATTGCTGCGCTCACCGAAGCGGAAGGCGCGGATGGGCATGGGAGGTCCTTACGGGAGGGGTGTGGATGTTGGTTGCGGTACTTGTGTGGTGACGATGTACTGCTGGCCCACTGCGTAGTTGGCCGCGAGGGCGGCAGTGCAGGTGATCGAGACGCTGCCAGTGGTCACGCCGGGGCTGGGCACCAGCGTGAAGGTGACGATGTAGACGACCTGACCGGCGGGGTTCAGCGTGCCGTTGATGCCCGTACAGAGGAAGGTCAATTGCACGCTGAACACCTTTCAGGGGCTAGTAGATGAAGCTGACGCCGGGGCCGGTGTGTGCGTAGCGGAAGGAGACGCGACCCCAGCCGCCACCGTTCCAATAGAAGTTCATCTCGGAGACGAGAAACCAACCGCCCGAGTAGACGGCCTCGACGTGCGAGACGTGGCCCAGCCAGCTTGCGCCCTGGACGCCGGGGGCAAAGACGACAGTCGCGCCGACTGCGGGGGAAGAGCCGACGCTGAGACCGCGAGATCGGGCGCCGTAGGCCCAGTTACCTGCGTTACCGAGGTAGGCGACCTTGCTGCCGGCCCGGTAGGCCGCGTACCACGTGCATTGGCCGAAAGGGTAGCCAAGCATGCCGCTGCCCGACATGGCGTAGCTGTAGCGGCCAGTAAACGCCCACTGGGAGATGCCGGCCGGCGTGGGGGAGGTCGTCGGCGGCGTGTAGGAGTAGGGCTTCGGAGCTGGGGCGGGAGCGGGAGCGTAGCCGGGGCTGTTGGGGACCCAGGCGGGGTTGGTCGAGATCACCTGGCCGCCTGAGATGTACCAGTGCTGGGTGCAGTGGTAGCCGCCGACAAACGAGCGACAGAGCCATGTACCGCTCACCCAGGTCGTGCTGGTCCAGATCAGCCCGCTCGCGTGTGCGCGCGGGGCCGGGGTGCCGGCGGCCAGGCCCGCGAAGAGCAGGATCGCCAGGATAGGCAGGAGGAATCGTCTCAATACACTGTTCCTTTCATTGACGCGCCCACGATTGACGCGCATTCGTCTTGGGTGAGGGAACAGGATGAGGTGAGAGGTAAGGGCGCAGAGGGGAGGACTCGAACCTCCATTTTCGGCTACCGAGGGCGCCTGTAGCGACGTGCTGCCGTTGGACACTACCTCTGCGATGGCGCCGGGCGGGGGTACCCGGCAGCGTGCTAGGGGGAGCACGCGGGCAATGGAGGGGGAGAGCTGGCGCGTGGGCCGAGAGGCAGGAAAGAGGTGGAGGTGGGGCTGTCGCCCGTGCGCGCATATTCTGTATTAAGTATACCGCTTGACAGGGGCCTGTGCGACACGAGTTTTTAGCGATCTCCCGCTGCTTGACTGGAACTAAGTACCTAGTCCGCTTGCCTCATCACTGTCCGCCAGATGTAGGCTATAATACCTAGCCGTACAGCAACGTTGCTGTGGGAATGAATGGAGCCAGATATGCGGCGTTTCACTTCCTGGTTTGGCGCGCAGACACGGGTCTTGCAGATCGGTATCGGAGTAGGAGCACTCATCGTCGTCTGCGCTTGCTGTAGTATCGGTCTCGCCGTCGCCAGTAATGGCGGGACCACTGGGGGCACCAGCCCCACCCAGACTGCGGGACCAACAGCGACTGCGAAGCCGCCCGCCGCCACACAGACTCCTCAAGTAGCTCACTTTCCGCCAACAACGCATGCAGATTTGCAGGGGCTTGCTGCAAAGGGGGATGCAAGCGCAATACACGAGTTCCACAGCGAGAGTGTAGGGCTGGTCGCGACCTGCCCTCAGCCAAAAAGGGAGGTGACGGTTGACCCAAGCGTGACTGGTCAGCAGTTGGCAGAGGACTTACTTGCCTACTTCTATGGTCAGCAGCTCGGTAACCCGTGTGGATCGGTCGTATTCGCCTACCATAGTCAGAGCGAAGCGGGTGATGTCTACACGGCAGGACGCGTCCTCCTCGATGTTACCGACTCAAGTGGTCAGGCGAACGTTGACCCCAATGCAACCAATCTCACGTACTCGCTTACCCTTGATATTGGTGGGGCTTTGGCGGGCCAGCAGGAGTACATCATCACGTACCACCAATAGCGTGCCGTCGTGGTTTCTCGCTGCTGCGTCACGTAGCATGAGTTTTGGGTGGAGTGCTTGACGGTGCTCGGCTGTGTGTGGCTGAGTAGCGGACAGTGAATATGCGGGGCGTGGCGGCGGTCAATGGGACCGAGCTGCGCCCTTCGTGTATAGGTGCGGCGGTGTGCCGGCTGTGGCATACCGCGACGAGGCTTGAGCGGGGGCAGCACAGCATCCGCAAGAGATTGGCTGCTGATCGGCGCTTGTCGTATTATGGAGACAGGCGGTGTAAATGTTCGAGCTAGGAGTTTGGCGCCACTATGGAAACGCCTCGCACCGCGTCACGTGCGGATGCTCTTATCCATGTTTGGGATGCCAGTCAGGTATTCGTCCGGCTTGCACTGAGTCGTGATGATGCCGGCATGGTAGTACGCAGTCTCGTCGTGGAGGTCCTTCCCCAAATCTGGCTGTCTAACCATGATGAGACGCTGCTTGCTCCGTGGCTGCAAGATCAATATCCGTTATTCAGCAGTTCCTACGCTGTCTTTTTCTGTGGCTTGCTCAAGAGCGAAATTGTGCGTGGGTGGTTCGAGCGACCAGAGGATTGTGGTCTGCAAGTCTTCGATGGCAGTCAATCAATCTCCGCCCTCAGGGTGCCATTCACGTTCCCTGAAGTCCATGACAATGTCACGGAGTGGCACCTACCTAGCTATTCACAGAACGCGGTCAAACCGATCCCGTATCCGAGTACACTATACACATTCACACCAAGGTCGCCTCACAACGGCCACTCCAGAGACGATGACCGATTAGTTAGCGAAGATGGCGACAGTATCCCGAGCTTCCGTATGACCCGCGCTGAGCTGATGTTTGGGGTAACAGACCGTAATCAGGCACACCAACGCGGTGACACTCTAGCGGTTCGTGTAGTGGATGCACGGGGGTGGCTCAAGCAGGTTCGCGTCACGCCGGAAACGCTATTCGCTACGTTGGGTGGCACCGACCTTCTTCAGGGGTGTAAGGTCGTGGTGCAAGGCCAGACGGTGAATCAACGAGCACCAGTCACAAACCACCATGTGTCTCTTCCACTCCCAGCTCGAATTACAGGTGAGGTAGAGGTTGCGCTGGTGGGCAAGGGAACAGTGCTCGACTCTGCATGGTTTTTCGGCACGGATCACGCGTATCCGTATTTTTCGCGTTGCCCACACGTAATCGTCGAGCGTGAGGATGTCGTGGGATATAAGCCCCCAGCGAGCGCGGAGAACACCTCGTACTCACCGAATGACGTTTTGGCTAAGGAAGAGTTAGGGCAACCCCGGCCCAAGGTCTTTTTCAGCTACAGTCACGATTCCGAGGAGCACAACCAGAGAGTACGTGAACTTGCCAAGCGCCTGCGTCACGAAGGAATCGAGTGCAACATCGACCAATACGTGCCAAACCCACCCGAGGGCTGGCCACGATGGATGATGAAGCAGATCAATTGGGCTGACTATGTGCTCGTGGTATGCACGGAAACCTATTGCCGGCGGTTTAACGAGCAAGAACAGCCAGGTAAGGGGCTGGGCGTGGCATGGGAGAGCCAGATCATTACCCAAACCCTCTATGAGCAAGCGGGAAATAACGACAAGTTCATTCCCGTTATCTTCTCGGACGAGGACTCTGTATACATTCCGATGCCACTGCGTCCCCCAACCCGGTACAATCTCGCCGACGACGGGAAATACGAAGAACTGTACGCACGCTTAACCCATCAAACACTTATTGCCGTACCGCCGCTTGGCGAGATTAGGAAGTTGCCGCTTCAAGATGATGGCACGTCCAATCAGCGGAATGCACAACCACCTGTGCAAGCACAGCGGTTCGGATCTGAGGCACAGCTCGTCCTGGGCTATCTTGTGCGCTCCTTTGGCCCTGAAGATAGCATGAGCCTGGATTCGCTGGCGCAAGCACTCGGCTTAGAGGTCGGCCAAAGCCTCACTGATGCGTTACACGAATTAGGAGACCTCGATGCCATCAAAGGTTATGGAAACGCTAGACACAAATATGACGTGTTCCAGGTGACCCCCCATGCATGGGAATATGTCGGCGCGAACACCGCTGGATTTGACGTCACACAGGATATGGTTGTAGTTGCGACGGCTGCCAGCAAGTATGACCAAGTTGACCGCGAGGAACTACTCACGGAGACGGGCTTATCCTCAAAGAGGCTCGACATAGCAGCATTGCTTCTAGACGAACACGACTATCTCAAACTTGTCCGGCCAGGCGGGCGCGGAGTCATGTTTGCTACAGTCATTACGACGTACAAAACACGCCAGTTTGTTCAACGACACAAGGCGTTGTGACATGCGCTCTGTTCAAGTGGTTTATCAGTTAGCTGTGTGGTGACAAGGCCAAGGGGCGTAGAGCATAGGGGTGCTCACCTGGCGGTCCAGCGCGGCGTGAACCACACCCTTCGCTGCTGCGTCACGTAGAACGTAACCTCGGTCTCGCGTCCGATTTCGTTCACGTGCTGCTGGGCCATCTCGCGGAGCTGCGCCCGGAGGGCCTGCACCCGGTCGCGCTCGATGCCAACGAGGTAACGATTCAGGCAGACTGGGAGTGTATATTGGCACATGCGTGTCGCCGATGGACTGCTGTTGCTGGTTGGAGCGAGCAGTATCATCATATGGGTGACGCGGATGGTGCAGCCTCTCGTAGCGCAGGAGCATCCAACTGAGGCACTCAGGAGGAGAGGACAACGCCATGCTCACTCGGTCATTCACGACCCTGATGGCTCTTGTGCTCATACTGCTCGTCTTTACTGGGTGCGCTTTGCCAGGCAGCCCCAGTATTGGTGGATCTAGCCTGCCGCCAACCTTTACTCCGCTGCCGTCACCGTCCCCTTCTCCGACACCTCCCATCCCAGGCCCGGTCCCAACCAATTGCCCGGTGAGTACGCTGCATCCACAGAGCGCTTTGACTGGGCTAGGCCCAGTCATTGGGGCCACGCCGGTCTGGGTGACGTGGGGGCTTACCGGACCTGCGATCGTCCACCTGGAGGTCCCTCCCCCCTACCCCAGCACCTACTTCGCCCCCTACGGCTGGCAGGCGGCAAAATTGATCTGGGAGGTCGGGCCACGGTACATGAAGCTGGCCACGATACGCGGACACGAGCGCTTAGATCGCACGCCACTGCTGTTCCAGTTCCTCGCCACTACTCCGACGGCGAATGCAGTGCTGGACCCGCAGCATCCGGACCATCCAGCCTCGGCGGTCGGCGTCGACTGGGCGGAGTGGGGGTCCTATCTCGTCGTGCCGAAGGCGGGCTGCTACACGATGGAGGTCTCATGGCCGACCGGGCAGTGGAGCATTACCTTCGCCGCAGGCGCGTAACAAAGCCCCCGTGCCCACGCCAATAACAAGAGTGCAATGAGTGTTCCGCAGATGCGCGCAGGCCATGTAATTGTGGCTCCGTCTGAATTGTCACCCAACGAGGGTGGTGAGGTACTGGCCGCAGTGTTGGCAGAATATCTCGATGGTGTAGAGATCGTAGCGGGTGGTCTCAGCGTGTGGCATGGAAAGAATATAGTACAGACGTTCTATTTGGCGCATGTTACCCCATCCGGGCGCCCGCGTCCTACATAGCAGGAAAGCTGCGAAAGAGAGGGAGACGTATGCTGCGGCGAGGCGGCGGGTACACGATACTGGGCAGGGCGGCTGTCGTGCGTGGACCTATGGTGTTGTGTGTGGTCGTCCTGCTGGGCGTCATGGGCTGCGCGGCGGACTCGACGGGCAACACATCGACCAGGTTTTCGGTTATACACACGACCGCTATCCAGAAGCCTGAAATTATGACGTACGAGACGGTCCTGGGTGGCGGCTTCTCCGCTTTCTACCGCAAGTTCGGCAGCGGCACCTGTTGCGCCTACAGCGGATGGGACTACCAGGGGCCATACGGGCAGATGTGGACCGGGGTGGATACCGAGGACCCCGGATTCACTTACGGCGGAAAGCCAAACCCCAGGGTGAAGGCGATTGTCAACATGGGCGTCCACCTTACCGCGGCAATGTGGACGGTAAGCCAAGCGGATGCCATCTGCAACCCGTTCCTGCCGCCCGACGCGATTCGTCTGAGCACCCTCTTGGTGACAGACGCAAGGGGCGGTGTGAGGGGCATTGAGAGGCGGTACAAGAGCGTGCTGCTCGCCAACACGCTCCCGGCCGACGCCTTCACGGACACGAAGAGCCTGACGTTCGATCCCGGCACGTTCTACTACATGATGTACTACAGCGCAACGTCTAGCGGCTCGCCTAGCATACTAGTAAAGGCGTGCGTACTGAGCACCGACGAATACATCGCCCTGTCCCTATAGGAGGAGTGGTGGCAGGGGGCGAGGATCGCGTAAAGGGGAGGGAAAGCCGTTGAGTTGGGGGGTGGTACGGGGAGGAAACTCATGCGAAAGTCGTGTCGCACGCGCCTGTCCACCGCTCCGTCGCGACCGATGGATGGGGGGCGGTTTGCGATTTTCTTCTCACACTCGACCTTTCGACTCAGACTTGACGGATTGCCCACGAAGGCGGATTTTTAGCGGGGACAACCTTGCCCTCCCCGCACGCGCGCGTGGGGCTGGCGCAAACCGACTGCTTGTTCCAAGACACACCGCACGCATGCTACGATGTCGCATGCCATGCGCTCTCACGTCTGCTCAAATTCATGTTATGTAATGGTCCGCAAACGGATGTTTGCGGGCATCGCATGCTACTTGCCATAATCACATCACGCTTGCGCACGACTACATGACGCGCTCACACCTCCGCATGCGCACGCCAGATGCACGCACGCCACGCACGTACACGCACACATGCACGTATGCCCGTACACGCGTCATGGGGCAGTGAAATTGCGTGCAGACATCTCCGCACGCTCACCCGAGCACATCCAGGAAACGTACACAACGCCGTATGCCTGTCTGATAATATCACCGTCTGCTCACTTAACCTAATGTCACTCGCTTGCTTATCATCATCTCCGCTTGCATGATATAATGACTCTGCTTGTATGCTTATAACACTGCTCGCTTGCGGTGTAACGCCGTGTGCTTGTTTTATGACCGTCAATAGCCAATTTGGGCTATGGTCAATAGTATCTTTCTCCTATTGCACTTTTGCTAGCCTAAAACGTCTTGACAATAGTGGCTAGTGCATGTAAGCTAGTAGCGGCTCCTCGGAGCGGACCAACGCGGGCCGGTACTCCCACGCTGGTAGCGAGCACCTTAACAACTCCATAGGCGTTCCCCCTCATCCCGGCACGCGGGATGACGGGCGGCCGGGCGGGCGATTCGCAGGCCGTCGTCGGGTCACGGTGATGTCGTGACGGGGTGAATGGCGGAACGTCTACGGAACAAAACACGCGGCAATCAAGTAGCCGCCAATTCCCCTAGCTGCACTGGCGACGTGTTGCAGCGGCGATAAGGCAGTATGCCTGCGGGGGTGGCAGTGAACGGGCGCGGCAGCGTGTCGAGCGAGCGGGGATCACGCGGACCCCAGTGTCACATGAGCGCGCTAGAGTGCGACGCCAGACACCCCGCACCCCGCTAGCTCGGTAAAGTAGCATCACAGGTTGACAGGTTTACATCTCTCCTCGCCTATTCAGGAAAGGGGTACCCGATGTATTACGACGAGACGACCGTTAACGACCTGCTGAGCAAGGCGCAAGAAATTGCGTTCCGTGCCATGACGGCAGCATACAAGCATCTGCCGGACGACGTGAAGAGCGAAGTATGGCACCTCATCATGGACGAACACGCGGACGTGTTAGGCGAGATACGCGAGGAACTGGGCATAGAACTCTGCGAAGAGTGCGGCGAACTCCTGGACGCATGCGAGTGCGAAGAGGAAAGCGAAGAGGAAACCGAAGAGGCGACCGAAGAGGCGACCGCGTAAGTCGCCGCTAGCTAGTAACCGTAGTGGCGAGGGGAGATGTAAGCTTAGTCAACAATTCACGTTATTGCGAGTAGCTAGCAGACTGCTGGCTAGTCGTGCTGACAGGGGAGGCATGGGAAAGGGGTACCCGCATGCTTCCATCTCTGCCACGTCTCGCGTATGTCGTGCCGTTGCGCTTCAGGCGCACGCGCACACTACAGCGCATGGCGTACAACCTCGTGACATTCCACTATCTCAACATCCGCCGCGATACACTGCTCGCTAACAAGGTTATCACTGAGCTAGCGCGCAGGGGAGTAGCGGACTACCGGGAACCGCTCCACCCGAAAGGGTATGCGGCAGCGTTCGGCTACTAGTTAGCTAGGTAATGTCGCCTCCCCTGTCAGCAGGGCTAGTCAGCTCCCCACCCCGCGCAAGGATACGCGCGAGTGTAGCCGCAAGGATGCGAGCACATATCCCCACACATGCCGAAACGCGCAAGCGTCTAGCCGGTGTGCCCGTCCGGCTACTGATGAGGCAGGGCACAAGGGAAAGGGGTACCCGAAAGTGGCAACAATCATCCTGCACAGTTTCCCGGACATGGGGTGCTATGCGGAGCATGACAGCGGCGCATGTTTCACGCTGGTTGACGGGTCTATATCGTGGCCCGAATGGCCGGACGAGTGCGCATGCGGAGCTGAGTTGCCGGACGTGTGCGAGGGGGATTGTCCAGACTGCGGGGAACCGTACTGGCAGCTCATCGCAGAGTCGTGCAGCGAGTGCGGCGAGTACATCGAGCATGACGACACGTACTGGCTGTGCCTTGACGGAGGCGAGACCTATTGCCGGGATTGCATCTCCGTTGAGTGACGCCGAAACGCGCAGGGACGCGCGTCTAGCTAGGCTGGCTACCTAGCTACTGATGAGGCAAGCCGAGACGGGAAAGGGGGCAAGCGTGAGGAAGTATGTAGCAAGCGTGGGTATATTCCACGCGGGAACCGGCGCGTATGAGGCGCGGCAGCTCTGCTTACTCGCCACGACGGACGCGGAGGCGTACGCGGGCGCTAAGCGGGCTGTACAGCGGTGCGGGTCACTGAGGCACGCAACCGTGATTGTCCAGTATGTCGTGCCGATATAGCCGAAACCCGCAAGGATAGCGGGTCCTAGTGAGTTGGCTACTCGCTAGCTGATGAGGCAAGCCGAAAGGGAAAGGGGTACCTAACATGCAGGCATCGTCAATACCCGTGCGAGAGACGGGCGGACAGCTCCCCGCGTACGCGTGGCCGGGGGGATACCCGCTGTTTTACCTGGACAATCACGGGAGTGTGTTATGCGCGGACTGCGCAACGGACACGCTAGACGATGAGTACTCGGCGGAGTTGGTGGCATGCGACATCAACTATGAGGAACCGCTGATGTACTGCGACCAGTGCGATAAGCACATCGAACCGGCATACGGGGACGACTAGCCGAAACGCGCAGGGACGCGCGTCCGCGTGTATTGCCCGGCACGCGCTGATGAGGCAGGGCAGATGGAAAGGGGTACCCATCAATGGCAAACCAGACGAGCGACTATCCCACGTGGGCTATCGGATTGTGGATTGACAATGACGAGTGCTCACAAGAGACGGCGCTAGAGATAGCGCGCGAGCAATGGGAAGAGGCAGACGGGGACCGCGATACCGCAGTGTACCGGACTGCTGACCGTCTGAAGGACTGGCACGACGAGATGGTAGACATGCAGGACATGCACACTGGCCCGCTGTCCGACCTCTTGTCGTGGGCACTCCAGCAGGTTGACTGGCACGAGCTGGCGAGCGGCTACGTTGATATGGTCCGCTCAGGCGACTACTAGTCAGCCAGGGGGAGGCACGGACGCCACACCCACCCCCCACGAAGGAAACCGCAGGGACACCCACCCCGCGCACACCCACACGCGCACACGCACCTCTTAGCGTGTCACTGACGCCGTGAAACCCGTGAAACTACGGCAGTCTACGGACCCTCGCAAGCCGAAACGCGCACACACGCGTCTAGTCAGCCTGGCTAGCTGGCTACTGAAGAGGCAAGCCAACGGAAAGGGGTACCGAAGTGGGAAGCATCCTGGACGATGAGACGAGCTGGCGCGAGTACATGGCGGGCCAGATGGAAGTCTACCAGGCGGTGTACGGACTATGGCCCCGCGTTGCCGCGATTGTGGGCGATGCCGAGCTGAAGTGTCTATCGTGCGCTGTCAAGGCGTACGGACCCGTCAAGGTGACGCAAGTCATGAACGGGGACGATACGGTCCTATCCCACGAAGGGGAGGCGCACGGGGGATATTTCCTCGGCGCCGTGCTACGCGGCAGCCAGGACCTCTACACGGAGGAGTCGGGCTTTACCGAGCCTGAGTGCTGCATGGCATGCGGGGAACCGCTCGCCTAGCCGAAACCCGCAGGGACGCGGGTCCGCGTGTAACTCCCCATATCGCGCGCTGATGAGGCACGGGGAACGGGAAAGGGGTACCCGAGTGATGGTGCGAACAACAGGCGGTGTGCTGACTGAAAGGGCCGTAGGTATCTGCCCGGCGTGCGGTGAGGCTGTCTACAACTCAGCCGAGCTGGACGGGCCGGTGTGGACGTGCCGCACGGACCTCTCGCCACACAATGCGTGGTGGCTACCGTCTGAAGTCACGGAGCGGGATATGGCGCGCGACGGGGTATGGAGCTACTGCCCGAATGACCACGGCGGGTATTGCTTCGAGCCTGAGACCCATATGCCGCTTCACGCACGATGCTACGACGCCGGCAAGTATTAGCCGAAACCCGCACGGACGCGGGTCCCGTTGCGCTGGCTACGCAACGGCTGATGAGGCAAGCCAAGTGGAAAGGGGTACCACGAATGTCCGGTAAGTTGGTCGAGTTCTACAAGCTCGACGACGGCCGCCTACAGATCATGCTCACCCGTGAGGGCCGGGACGAGCTGAACTCAGATGAGTTCACCTATCCTGACTTCGAGGAGATGATCGAGTGGCAGCTCTGCAACGGTTGGGAGTTCATCTGGCCCGAAGAGATTGGGGCACTCACGGACGCCCCAATCCTCAGCGATGCGGCAGAGCGCGACGACAAGGGCGTGCTAACCTCGGTCGGGCGCGTGTACTGGTACCCTCAGTATCAGGTACACAACCCGGTTGAGGAGCTGGACCGGCGCGTGTCCATCTACTTTCAAGAGGTGGACTAGCGCCACGGGGGCGGCATGGATGCCACACCCACCCCCATATAGAGGAATAGCAGGGACAACAGACGGCCGTTTGCGCGCCCGTTTTTCCCCGATACGTCATGGAGAGCAAAAGTGCGTGAAATTGGGGAAACTACGGAGCCGAACGCGGAGGATGTTTCTGGAACTGCAATAGGCGGATGCTCGGGCCTATGCGCCGCGCTTGCTGAGGTCAAGCAGCCACTTGCGCTGCTCCTCCAGGTCGGGATCGCGGTCCTTGCCGGCAGCCTGGCGAGCCTTGCGGGTGACTGATAGTTGCTCCATAAGCGCGCGGTACTGGGTGAGTGGGTGCTGGCGGGCCATCGACACAAGCTCCTTGGTCGCCATCTCGCCCTGGAGCATGCGCAGATACTTGACGAACTCGGCCGAGGCCATGAGCAGCGTGATCCGGTCGGTCTCGGTGAGGTCGGGGTATTCCTCTATATAGGCGCCGAAGTGGTAGTCGAACCACGACCGCTCGTAATCGTCCATGTGGAGGTTGGGCATGCGGGGCATCTTGGGCTTGGGTGGACGGCCGGTGCGGGGGGACTCGTCGAGGGGCATGAGGGCGGTCACGGTGAGCTTGTCAGCGGGTTGGCGGGGCATAAGAGCGGGATTCTCCTGGAACTAAGACGCGTCTACAGGCAGTGTCAAAAGTAGACGGGAGTAGCATCAGGGGACAGCTACTGAGTCACTTACCCAGACTTCGGTTCCCGAGGGTACATCTGCTTTCCCAACGCCGAGCAAGAGACAGTCATATCCCGCGCGGTCAGGTGGCACGCATGTTCCGATGGTGAAAATCGCCTCCACGCCAATGATTGAGTGGTTAGGCCGCCGAAGGGTAACGGTGCGCCGAATCGGCATCTGCGAGAGGTGCGGTAGCGCGTCGAACGGCACGAGAGGCCAGACGACCAAACCACGTCCATGAATATGGAACATATCCTCAACTACCAGCAGTCGCCTGTCCATATGTTCGCCTCAGTCTTTTGAAACTACCTCTACATTCAGTCTAGCATCGAAGGGTGGGCAGTGCGACAGCAGCTCATACGCCGTCGCATCAGACCATTGCAGAGTGGTTTTCAGCTTCCATGCCGACTCGCGGATTGACGAGGGGGCGAACTACAACCTTACAATGCGACGCGGTATCAGTCAGGCTGGTGAGAGAGGCTACGTGCGTCTAGACCTGCGAGGCGACGCCATTAATGTTAAAGCTCCGAGCGATCTCGACCTCCCACATATCAACGATGCCGAAATGCACCTTTGGCGTGCCGCGGAGGCGCAAGGCGCAACCATCAACGCGATCGGAGCGACACGGCCCGTTTGTGTGTGGTGTCAGACTCGTCTACCAGACAGCATTCCGATTGTGACGGAGTTGAAATCATGAGTGGAACATCATCAGAGGCATTGAAGAAACTTGAGGTCGAGGAATTGACCGAGCTGCTCAGGACCGACGTCGCTTTTGCCGATCTCCGAGCAGCCCTCACCACCCATCACATGCAACTCGACGAATGTCTCCTTGGCGGGCTGATCGATGGGGAGGACGGATCTAGCTACGGAGTGTTTGTTTGTCGAGACGGAGTCTGCATCGTGTTTGAAAAAGTGAGGAGCGGTGAGTTCATCCGTTGGGAGCGTGTCGAAGACCCCGAATCCCTCACTTGTGCTTTTGGAGCGATCAACGTAGCCATATCGCTTGCGACTGCCGACCGCTAGCGCCTCGGCACAGAAACCGCAGGAGGCAGCGCAGCCGGCGGAGACGTCGGCTACGCCGCCTCCTGCTCCCTCGCCTCCGACTGCTCGTGGGGCGGTCTGGTCGCCGCCACGGCCGGTGGCGCCGATGAAATATGGGTCATACGCCGTCGCATCATGCAGTTGGAGAATGGCTCTCCGCTCCTGTGACGGCTGGCGGATTGAGGAAGCGACAAACTACCACACTTCGGTGCGACAGCGGTGCTCAGTCTCCTCCAGCCGATGGCCGTTGAGTGGTGGTCGGCTAAAGGAGGGGGAGCAATACAGCAGTTGCCCCTCATGTGGTGCGCGTGGTATCCTCCATGCTACTCGCACTTTTGGCAGCCGGAATTGGGAAAGGGGTATCAACATGGTTGATTCACGTCATGCCGGCTACACGCTGCGGACACTGCGCAAAGAGCGCGACCTGTCGCAAAAGGATGTCGAGCGTCTATCTGGGTACACGATCTCAGATCATGAACTCAGCCGCCTCGAAACCGGCGCAGTGGCGAATCCCAGCATGAAGACCCTAGTGGAAGTGGGCAGGGCATTCGGCAAGGACCCAAACGAGATGGCCGCGCTGTACGGCTATTGGTTCCCGCTACCGGACAGCCTCGACGCGCGCCTGGCGTTCATGCGTTCGCTGCTTGCGAACCTGAGCGAGGAGGCGCAATCGCGAGTGCTCGATGAGATCGAGCGCATCGTGGGCAAAGCGGCGGGTTTGGCACGCAGCGAAATGAAGCGCAGAAGGCAGGAAACAAGCGCGTTGTAGCTGCCCACCAGACAGCGGGGTAGTACTTTCGGGTACTACCCCGTTTTTTGTTGCACAACCTCATCTGCATGTGATACATTACCTTACGTGAGGTTCGCAATAGTGTGAGCAGCGTATGAAGCCATAGGGAGGAACTAGTGGCGACGCTACGGACAGCGGCAGAGGTCGCGGCACAGCTCGGGGATCGCAGCTATGCCGAGGCGGTCATGGCGAAGGTGGACAAGGGCAACAAGGGCGCGTTTAGCTACGTGCCCTGGAACGAGACAGTCGGGCTGCTCACCCGCATCTTCGGCCCGTTCGGATGGAGCGCGACGATCACGGGCAGCAGCTCGGACATGGACAAGGGCGTCTACATCGTGGACCTCGAACTCAGTGTCAGTGTCCGCGACGACGAGACCGGCGAGAGCATCACGA